CTTCAATTGGCATATAACCTCCTTTGTCTATACTTCTTTCAGATTAAATTTCAAGCCTCGGAATTTACTAGCAACTCCAGGGCGATTCTTGGCTATGATTCGATAAAATCCAACATCGAGCACAGCGCCGTCTGATAATGACTGTTCATTTGACGTCATAATCACATTGTCTCCAAAATAATGGACAATTGACGGACGTTCAATATAAACCGAAACCTCAAACATTGTCTTTGTTTGAGTAGAATTTAGTTGTCCTTCTAAATCGAAACCATCAATTCTAGTAGTCCACTTCACATCTTTTTGTTCATCCGTCAAAAAATCTGAATAATTCAAATCAGATGCCACTTTGTTATTTTGATACCCAATTTTAATAACCCCTGAAACAAATACCGTTTGAGGAATCAACTGACTAGCTAAGAATTCTGCCCCTTTTTGATGACCAAGATCTCCAAAGTGGCACATGTCTGGAATTAAATCCTTGAGCTTGTATTCTGAATGGTTCAAAATATTACTTGTGCCAGCATTATAATCAATGAATGGTAATCCTAATTCTTTGGCTAAATCCTTCTTGATGTTGTCAGCAATCGCATTAATCTTCGAACCAAATCGTTTGTAATTCTCAAATTCAGCTTGAGTACTCATTAGTACAGGTTTAATGCCTTTTGCTAACAATCGATTTACAACATTGATATGATCGTCTCGAAATGATTTAATCTTACTAGCATCATATACCATGTCATTTATACCCATAGCAATAAATGCATAATTAATGGGTTCAGTTACCGGCAATAGCACAGCATCCAAATTTTGACGAAGCCAGCTAATATTTTTTCCAGAAAAACCTCGATTATAAATTTTATGATCGAAATTGTAACCACGTTGTTGATTAATAATATTATTGAGTATTCCAGAATATGTATTATTTCCGTCTTTTAGATTATTAATATTATCGTTGTTGCTGGTGTAATTTGAAGTCCTCCAGCCATCAGTCGTGCTATCTCCCAGCGTTACAATAACAGTTTTTTTAGTCTGAAGATCAACAATCAGTTCTTCTAACTGCCATGCGTTACTTAGCAATGATTTTGTGGTCGTAATGAAATTGTTGTTCGAATAATGCGTAAGCTCTCCGAGATATATTGATGCGATTAAAAGTTCTGTATTCTTACTTGTGAAAGTTGCTCCACTAGACATCGCTGAACTCTTCACTAGCTTAAACTTATTTTCCATAGTATCTAAAATAAGATGATGCAAGAATCCACTACTAAGTTGAAGATTTTCATGTTCTTTTATCGAGTAGTAACTTGTACCCTTTGAAACAATAATCTCATTCTGTTCTCCGATACCACTAAAACTAAACGTGTTTGAATAATTATCATAGACTATTTTTCCTTGTACAACTGAACCGATTAAGCTATCCTGCGTATATTCCGAGTAACCAATTGTCTTAACGAAAATGGAATTGACCGGATAATGCAAGGTACCCTTATACATAATCGCAAGTATGACTTGTGTTGCTGTGATGTTCTTAACGTTCGCTAAGGTCATCACAGATAATCCTTTATTTTTATAATCGTATACAACGTATTCTGATAAACCAGTTGGTTCATAGTTAATACTTAAATTTGTATCAGGGGCATAATTTTTATTCCCAAACGAAATCCATGTATCTTTTTTCACGGATACTGTTTTAGACTTGCGATCAATAGTTAATAATCCGTCGAAAATTACGCCGAACTGGTTAGGTACACCTTCGATTGGCGATTGATATGAACCACCATCCGCCCATGAACTTCCATTCCAGTAGTTCCAGTGACCGTTGTCCGTTGTGATAAAAATACCTTTATCGCCTGTTGGCTTCGCTGTACGTAAAGCTGAAATACTCGGATATGTTCCTTTAGGCGACCCGTCTAAAATATTATTAAGCATCGCTTTTATTTCAGCTTCGTCTGCTTTTGAATTGATAATATTATCAATCGTAGAGAATCTATCGGATAAATAATCAAATGTTCCTCTCGCTTTTGCAACCTCCATATTCGCATTGCCTTCTTTGGCCGCTGTTTCGTATGTTACCTCAAGCGCTTTCGCAATCGATTCTCGAACATCAGCACCTCTCGTTTTTTTTCTGATACCTTCAACTAGAATGTTGATGTTTTTAGTATTTGGTAGCGGTGATGGATCATCAAATAAATTTAAACGTCCTGTTGCTTCTTCTGTTGCCATTAATTACCTCCTAATTCGTTTCTGATTTTACTAATTTCAGCTTCTAACCATCTGATTCTTTCTGTATTTTCAGGCTTGCGTTCATTTCTTAAGCGCTCTAGTTCATTTGTTAGTGTCAAAAGTTTCTCACGCTTGCTCTCAATGTCTTTATTCGCTTTAACACGTTCAATTGATTCAACCGCTTCTTGAGATTGTAATTGATAGGCAGATAGTGATTGAGACTTAGAACCAATAACCAAATCGACACTTTGAGGATTTAGGATATCAATCTTTTTCTCGATAATTTGCAAACGCTCAATTCCTGAAAGCGGAGCATTCAAAATTGGATGTGTATTACCGATTTTAAATTTCACATATCTAGAGTCAATCAAATATCTCTCGACTGCTGCAACCGTCCACTTTGCAAGAGCAATTTTTTGATTTCTTAGATACTGTAACCCTCTACTTTTTAAGACTGACGGACTATCAATCTCTGTCCAGATAACTGGTTTTCGGATAATGCCAAATTTAGCTACAAGTTCAGCATCTTCAAGCCACATCTTGCCACCGTTCACAGACGAGATGTCAATCTGCTTTCTTGTTACATCAGATCCTTGTTCTTCCTTGTTATCACTGCTTCGGTTTTGACTATTCTTCTCATCCGCTCCAATTGGCATGATTTGAGTTGCAATGCCGTCAAATGAAACTTCACGAGATGCCGACTTAATGTTTCGTCCTAATTGGATAGGTGATTCTTGGTTTTGGCCGATAGATGTCGTCCAATCTAGATACAATCCATCACTCGCCCTTCTCAAAGTCAGATAGCCTCCAATATTAGCTATGATACGCTCTCGAATCGTATCCCAAGTAGGTTCATATCCGAGATACCGAAAAGGCTTATCTGTCAGACTCTGAACAGTAACAGAACCAAGATAGATTCGCTTGTAATCTTCTACTTGTGCATTATGCTGATTCAAGATTTCTCTCAAGTATGCTTCCGCACCAGTATTTTTCAGTTTTTGGAAATGCTGTGTGCTGTCATGAAGAAAAGAAAGGAAATCTTCACAAACGACCTCTTGAACAAACCCTGTATTCGTCATCTTATTTGAAATGCTCAAAACCCTACCCTCGAATTCGACTTCCTCGTCATATAAATTCACGACCTGGACAATCGATTGAAAGGGGATGAGTTTTTGATACAAATCATTTTGCATCGGAATGACAAAAGTGAACTCATTAATTGCATTCTGCGCTTGCTTGATAGATCCTGAAAGGATTTTGTTGCCTTTACGAGAATACGGACTGTGAACGACCTTCTTTTTGGTAAAATCGGTATCCGATAACATTTCTCGAAAAGAGTTCCAAAAATATACTTCAAATCCACCATTCTTCATGCCATCACCTCTGCATTAAATCTTAATGATATCGAACCGTTCCCTTTTGCAGTAAAACGGTTCATACCTGGTTTCATAGATAAGACGAAATCTGTATTTTCGCCCTTCTTAAACTTGTATATTTTGCCTTTCTTGTCGATAAGGCTGATATCGTTGCTACAAATCACTGTTGGACTAACAGATGTATCTCCCCCATTGATGAAGAAGATTTCATTTTGGCCATTAATCTGCCATTTCGTCCAATTTGAAAAATCATTCTCGAAGTCGAATGTATCCCAAACATCGTCGAAGAAATTGTCAACATGAAATGCGAATGGATAGCAAATGAAGACGATTGTAGCAATCAAATGTTTCTTTAGTGGAACATCTGTCACTTTAATGCTCTTGACCTTTCCGAGCCAATAATATCGCCTGTCGTGAGTGTCAAATAGCTGACTTTCTGATTTAGTCGTCATGCTTGATTTTATAAACCTTTCAGCTACTTTTCGATCAGGATAATCCTTATTTGGGAGCTTAAATTCATAAGTAATTTCTCGTCTATCAAAGAAGACTTCTCCGAGTACGTCAGAGAAGTCTAAAACACCTTGTAGATAAGGGATTTGCTCCACAATCTCCTTCTTATCAGGAGTAGGAGCGTCCCTACTTTGAAGATACCAACCGGCATCTTTGCTATTAAAATCACCGAATTGGATATATTCCTTAATTTGAGTAATCATAATCGATGCCGTCCTTTCAATGCTTGAATGTTTCCTACTGCTTCATCGTAAGCATATGCAGTACCGCCAATGAGCGCCCCAGTATCCAAGACCATTGTCTGTCCTTGTGCTACTTGCTCTCTCAATTCTGATAAGCTATCAATCACATCTGATAATAGACTGGTTGAATGAGCGATATAGGCTTCCTGTCTGCTAGAGGTTTCGTCAATAGGCGTCTTACCTCTCAATGTCTCAACCTTCAATTGGCTTGACATAGTAGCAGTCGCCCCTGTCAAAAGATTCTTCGATTTCAGACTAAAATCGTTGACATGGTCACGGATTGCATCTAAATGAGATGTAACACCGTTCATTGATGAATCAAGACCATCTGAAATTCCTAGACCGATTTGCCAGCCAATGTTTGAAGAGTCATCTGCAATCACATCCTGGATACTCTCTGCCATGGTTGAAATGTTATTCATGACAATTCTCCAACCAGCCTGAATACCTTGATTAAGACCGGCCATAAGAGCTGAACCGTTTTCGATAAGCAACTTTCTATCGTATGAAACGGGGCCTTTATGGTCCTTAATCCATTGAGCCATATTTGAGACGCTAGATGTAATCTGAGACCACCCTGAATCAATACCAGATTTCAGACCAGCCATAAGAGCTGAACCATTTGAATACAAGTCAACTCCTGACCCAATGTTTCTCAAGTAGCTGTTAGCACTGTTGACGAAGCTTTGAGTAATCGTAATCATCTGCTGGCCAACAGATCTCCAAGAAGAAACCATCAAAGCCCCGTTAGATTGAATAGATGAAACTATCGAAGTCATACCATTATCAACAACAGTCCGCATTTGATTGATGGACTCTTGCATCGAAGTCATCATTTGAGTTCCAGCGTCTCGAATTGCTGCAGTTGAACCAGACATCGATGTAGATATACTAGAACCGAATGAACTGATATTGCTTACTACAACCGAAGTAATCGTTCCGAGACTCTGTAGAGCTGAATTAGCTTGCGACACTTGAGAATTGAACATCTCAAATCCAACGTTAATAGCTAATAGAGCTGAGCTGATAACAATAACACTAGATGCTAGAACTTGTGAATTAGTAGCAAAAGTCTGTAAAGAACTTCCAGCAGTGCTTAACTGTGTAGGTAGGTTTGTCAAACTTTCAGAAAGTTGGGTGAATGTTGTTGGTAGAGTTTGCAACGACATTGATGCTAATTGCGAGAATATCGCAATCAATTGCATTCCTTGTCCTGCTTGTTGCAATCCTGGGCCTGCTGAAGCAATGCCAGAATTGGCAATAGCTGTCAATCCTGTTGCTACTGTCGCTAATGTTCCAGCCAAGTCTAGCAATCCTAGCTCAGTGAGCATCGCAACCCCTTCAGCCATGTATTTGACTCCAAGGCCTGCGTTTAAGGCAGCATTACCGATGCTGTCAAAGATTCCAGCTACACCGTCAAGCACATTACGAATAGCAGAGCCAAAGGACTCAACTACACTACCAGCGCTTTTCAAGATAGAGCTCACTTGTTCCCCAAACGTTTTCAATAGATTAGACAAGCTATCAATGATAGGGCTAATCTGAGAGAACATGCTACTAAATGATGAAACGATATCAGCAATTGACGGAGCTATCGCAACGACCATTTCAGTTATAGCTGGAGCAAATGGAGCTATCGCTTCAACAATTTGAACGATAGCGTCAGCAATAATTTGAGTTACTGAAACGAACGCATTACTTATA